TGATTTAACTACTGTATCTTTTAGCTCTACATGTCCAGTTGTTGTATTAAAGTCATCTGTATTAAATGATGCAACACCTTTATTAGTTGTAGAGGCATCTTCTCCAGAAACTGTAATTGTATTATTTGTTACAGCAACATCAATTCCTTCTCCGCCTGCAACTGTTAACGTATCAGTTAATACATTAACTGTATCTGTTCCAGTGTCTCCAGCAATTGAAAGGTTTGCATCTACTTCACCTGCTGCAGTCAAACGACCTTGTGCATCTACTGTAAATGTTGATATTTTTGTTGATGATCCGTATGAACCTGCTGTAACAGCAGTGTTATCTAAATCTAAAGTAAGTACTCCAGTTGTATCATTATAAGTTGCAGTTAAGCCAACTCCGCCATTGATAGCAGAACCAAGTACGTCCTGGATAACTTCCGTTGATCCAGACATTGGCACCCATGGACCATCTGGTGAAGCTAATCCATTGTAATAATACATAACCTTGTCTGTTGTATTAAAGTAAATTTGTCCATTTACTGGTGCTGAAGGAGCAGAACTTAGCCCCTGAATTCTAGCGTTCTGAAGTTCATTCTTATTCAGATTGATATCAGTTACAAATAATCTTGCCATTTCTTTTCTCCTTTAAGACAGGTACGCTGTCCCACCAAATGGTTGAGCCATTATCAGTGTTATTTTGTTAATACTATTATAATCTATACCCGTCTCTAATACATCTCCAGCACTATTTTTAACGGTAACATTTGGGTTGTATGCCAAATTATGTGTGATCTCTAATTTATGGTAACTTCCCATATTTACAACTTGACCAATTGACCATGAGTAAGTAAGTGTCTTTGTGCTTAAAAGATAGCTTTCTGCTCCCACCCAAGTTATATCTGAAAGTTTTGGGCCGTAGAATTTAGTAAGAATTTTATCATAATAAAAATCTCCTTCTAATCCTAGGTTTTCTGCTGGTGCACCTTCGCCATTAAGTATAGTTTTACCTCTTGGTCCTTGTGGACCAGGAGTTGATACCTTAATATTATTTACGGTTTCTTTTACTATTACTTTTTCAACCATTATATAGTGACCGATCTACTTAATGTCATAAATCCCTTAAGAAGTTTGATCTTGTTCCCATTGGAATCTACAACCATAACATCATAAGCTGATTTTGGATAAAACAGTTTATTTGTTTGAGTAGGAGTCATCTTTATAGTCAAGGTACCTGTGGCACCATTGATAGTTATTCCGCCTGTTGGCGAAGTTAGAGTACAAGCAATTTTGGATCCGCCTTGTGTATCACGAACCTGCATTTTTGCGGTAGCACCAACTAAACTGATTGGTGTAACCTCATCGTCTGCAACATATTGAATCTGAAAAGTAAAGGTAGTGTTTTGCTCTACCTCAAAATTTTTTGATTCTAAATTCTGACCTGCCATTTGCTAGTACTCCTAAATAGGAAAACTCCTATGCTTATTTTAGCACAGGAGTAATCCTAATTTACTTTAAATATTACTTGTTTTGGAAGCCAAACGACTTGTCATTTGGATTGAGCGCCTTCAAGATAACGGGTGCAACAGCTGCAACTCCCGCTGCCAAAAGATCCTTTGGATTTGTATTTCCAGTCATGTAAAGAGCCATAGCAGCAGCTAAAAATGCTCTTCCGTATGTTCCTAATGCGTTTAGAATTTGTTCTTGCATAGTTACTTTCCCATCTTTGTTTAAATCAGCCTTGTCAAATTTCTTTGTGGCCATATTATCATCTCCTATTGAGCTATTTGCTCAAAAATTTGGGGTTACCCATTAATAGTTATTATACTTTAATTCTTTAGCTTATTCAAGTACCAGTCTACGGTTTCTTTTAAGTCTTTCATAAAATTAGACTCTGGCTTCCAGCCAGTTTTACTAATAAGCAATTGTGAGCTCATAAATTGTTTTTGTATCTCAAGCCCCTTGCTATCTATAATTTTGCAGTTGACTGAATTACCTATTGCTCCTTCAACAAGCCTAAAAATTTCCATTGTTGAAAATCTGTCTCCAGAAGAAATGTTAAAGGAGTCTACAGAATTATCTTTTTCATTAAATCTTAATATAGCGTCATAAGCAGAAACAACATCTCTTACATTGATCCATTCACGAATATCTCTTCCGCCGTTTCTTATTTCAAACGGCTCGCTATTTAAATAAGATCTAACTATTCCTGGAATCAGCCTTTCTTTATTGCTGTCGCCAATACCGTAAATATTACATGATCTTGTTGTTACAACTGGCATTTCATAGGTCTTCTTGTAAGACCTTGCCAGAAGGTCTGTGGCGGACTTTGAGGCGTCATAGGGGTATATCCCATTAAGTTGGTGGGACTCAGTATACTCCTTTTCATTTAGCTCGCCATAGGCTTTATCGCTAGATGCAATAACAATTGATTTACATTTATTGTATTCTCTTAAAGACTCTAATATATTTAAAGTACCAATAAGATTAATATAAAAAGTGTTATAAGGATATTTTAAAGAATCATAGGCTTGTGTCTGTGCAGCCAAATGAATAAAATAATCTGGACAAGCTTTTTGAATAAAATAATCAACATCTTCTTTGCTTGTTATGTTTCCATAAATTTTATTAATATTGCTATTTAAAGATACTGTATGGTACTCATCTTTTACTAAAACATAAACATCATGCCCTAAATCAGAATAGTAGTTAACAAGGTTTGAACCAAGTAGGCCAGTTCCTCCAGTAATAGCAATTTTCATTAAGCTGAAATATCTACTAGTTCACAGTTACCATCTGAGCTACATGCTAAAGTGGCATTTGTTGAAGTTCCATCCTCTGTTTCATAGAAAGATAAATCTTCCCAACGAATACTGCTAGGCATTTGTGCAACTAGTGCATCGTATTCTTCTTTTGAAACTTCTTGGTATGGGGCTTGTTTGTAAGAGTGATCTGAATGTGGAAGAAACGAAATTCCTGAGACTTCATCAAAGTGCTTATATACCCAAGCGCCGACTTCCATCCATTCCTCTTCTTTTACAGATACAGTAATTGAAGGTTTGTGTTCACACCATGCTCGCTGATAAACTAACCAAGTATTTAGGTGGTCTAGCGCAGTTAAATCATTTCTAACAATTGCACCTTCTGGTGCCTTAACTGGAAATGAAAATACATAAGTGTCATTTGGTTTCATAACATCGTCTTCTACTGGAATGCCAACTTCTTTTAAAAATGTAGAAATTGGATCACCTTTTGAACCACGTACTGTACGAATATAATGCGGTGAATGCCATGGATGCATTCCTGAAGATACCCCGACCAATTGAGATACTGTTCCAGAAGGCTTTACACATGTAATAGCTGCAGACTCAGGAATCCCAATTTTCCCAGCCTCTTCTTTATTTATTTCTCTTGAATGTTCACGAAGTCCGTTTAAAACCTCTTCTAGTTTTTTAATATTTTCTTTTCCTGAAAAAAACTTATGTCCAAATTGTCCTGTAAGGGAAACTCCCAATAATCTTTCTTCTTCTGTATTATCTTTCCAAATTTTTCTTAGATACTTAAAGTCTGTTAGTGTTGATTGCCATGTCCCAAGAACTGTTGCCATACGTACTTTATTTGCAACATCTTCAACTGTGTCTTTTTCACGTAATACGACTTCTGAAAGGTTACAAAACTGGTAAGGGCGTAGGATAATCTCTGAGCAAGGGTTAGTTCCGTAGTGTATATCTGGATCTCTTCTTCCATATTTAGCTGCTTGGGCTTGAGCTGCGGCCACATTATATATACCTCGTTCTCCTGACTTTGAATCATACAAAGATTTCCATTCTGCAATAAATTGCTCCATATCTGGTTTGCGTGAATACGCAACAGAGTTATTAGAAAGTGCACGTTGAGTATTGTTCTCCCACCAGTTGCCAGATTTTGCAGCAGCCATTTCGATATCATTAATATTAGAAAGAGAAATCATTGCAGATCTGCGAACTCCACCAACAACTACAATTTCACCAATCTTACACATTAAGTCATGCGCTTCAATTGGTTTAAGTTGACGACCAGCTGCTGATTTAAATTTTGCTATAGTAAAATCAAATAGATTAACTAAAGGTTGTGGTCCAGATGATCTTCCACCCATTGTCTTAAGTCTTGCGCCAGAAGGCCTAATTTTGCTAACATCAATTGCAGGAATTTGTCCTGACCATAAAAGTGCAAGTAGCTCACGATATGCTTTTGCCCAACCTTGCTTTGAATCTTCTACTGTAATTACTGTTGTAGATTTATCAAATGAATCTGGTACTGCGGGAAGTTTATTAACATACTTATACTCAACAGAAAATCCTACACCTGTTCCACACATAAGAATATACATTGTTTCATCAAATGATCTTGGAGAGTCTACTGGAACAAATGAGCAGTTGTATCCAGCAACATGATCTCTATCTAATGCAGCTCCTGCGGTCATTACTGATCTCATAGATGGCATAACGTTACGATTAAATACTGCAGACTTAAGTTCTTCAACTAATTTTGATTCTGGTTCGTAAGCATACTCTTTAAAAAGATGATCTAACATAAAATCAAAATATCTATCTACTGTTTCACCCCATGTTTCACGACGATTTTCTTCAGAAATCCATCTCGCATATCGAGACAATGCAATAAAGTTTTCATATGGGTTTTCAATAGTTCTAGACATTTTTTAGTGTCACCTTTTCTTCCGCCTTACGGATTGATTAATTTTTGAATAAGTTCTAAGTGTACCAAACTTTTTTTAAACGGTCTAGGCCTAAGAAAATTTTTTAAATATGTTAGTAAAAGATTTATTGGTCAACTGCAACCAGTTATACTCTTCATGTATTTTAGTTGACTGGGCATAATAATATCCAGAGTATGCTTTAAAATTATGAACTACATCTCTCATAACCTCAAGTAGATGTGTATAGTTCGGTTCAAAAACTTTACCTTCGTGTGGGAAGGGCCAAGGTGAATCTACAAGTTCTGATTTTAATTTTAATGGGCCTAAGTACTTTTCGTAATGTGCCCAACCGCTAGTACAAATTGTTGGCATTCCAGTTGCTAAAGCTTGAAGCGGAATAAAGCCAAAGCCTTCTCCGTAGCTAGGATAAACCAAAACATCGTGTTTATGATAAAGCCTTACTAGCTCTTCATCTGTTAATTCTTCTGTAATTATTTTAATGTTGTTATATACATGATGTGGTAAACCTATTATATTACGATCTACTAGATTATTATATATACGTGTAGTATTATTATGATAAGCTTTTATTGTCAAAGAGTATCTTGGATCATTTCCATAAAGATGTACAAAAGCATCTACTACCATTTGTCCCGCTTTCCTTGGTGCGGGCTCTCCAACATGTAAAAACTTTATAACTTCTGATTCTATTCTTTTTTTAGGTTTCCAAATGTCTTCTATGCCATGAGGAAAAACTTTTATATTTTTATATCCATTATCTTCAAATACATTAGCACACCAATCTGATGTTGTCCACATTTCATCTGTTGCATTAATCATTTCACGCCATCTATCTGGTATTACTGTAGATTCCCATGGAGTATATCCAATTTGATATTGCCCTCTGTGCATTTTAAAATGATCTGGTTGTGCAAAATTAAATTGAACTGGAGATTTAGGGTCTGAATATGGAACTTGACACCCTAGTGTTTTTAAAGAATTAACTATGTTTAATCCAGCATAACCATACCCATTAGAATTTTTTAAATTAATAGTTGGCGTAAAAAATGATATTTTCATGTATTCTTTCTAGTTGACTGGCTTGACACTACTTGCTAGTAGATGATAGTATTATAGTTCGTTATCTCTAAAGGAGGAAATGCCAATGGAGAATATAAAACAAAAGCTTAGCGATGTTGTACATCACTGGACTGCAATAGCAATGATAACATTGTTTCTATTTTCAGCAAACCCAGCTTTACCACAAGCGCAAGCTTTAATAGTACAACCAAAGACAGAAGTACAACTTAAGAAAGAAACCTTAGAAAAGTACAGCAATACTGTTTATAAGCCTTCAGAAAAGCTTACAGATTTGGAACTAAAACAATTGTTGCAAACTGTTGGTTTTGAAGGTAAAGCCCTTAAAACGGCTTGGGCCATTGCCAAAAGGGAGTCAAATGGACGACCAATGGCATACAATGGTAACAGGAAAACTGGAGACAGTTCCTATGGAATTTTTCAGATCAATATGTTGGGTAACCTCGGCGTAGATCGTAAAGAAAAATTTGA